GGCATTATATAATATATTTATATAAAAATCGTTTCATAGAAAATAAAATCTTATTGTAAATATTCATATGTCTATTTACAATAAAAATATAGATACATTTATTCAAAATTTTGATGTATCAAGATTTAATAAAAATACGCATGGCGAAGTTAATACTGACTTCGCATTGATTCATAAAATTATGGATTTATTACCACAAGAATTGTTTGCTGATAAAAATAAAAAATGGCTTGACCCGTGTTGTGGACGAGGGTATTTTTCAATTATTTTATATCAGAGATTATTTAAATCTCTCTCAACCCAGATAAAAAACCCAGAGGAAAGACACATTCATATTATAGAAAATATGATTTATATGATTGAAATAAATAAAGAACATATCGAAGAACTTTATGATGTTTTTGGAGAGAATGCGAATATATTATATGGAGATTTCCTTGATTTCACAAATCAAAAGTATGATGTTATTATTGGGAATCCTCCTTTTAATGTAAATGGTGTAGTAAAAGTTCCAACACAGAGATCATTATCAAAAAAAAGTGATGGTAAAATGATATGGGCTGATTTTACTCTTCATGCACTAAGTTTTCTGAGTGATGGCGGTTATTTGTCTTTTATCACACCGTCTATTTGGATGAAAAACGACCATTTTATGTATGGTAAAATGATAAAATATAAGATTGAAAAACTTCACACAATGAATAATACGCAAACAAATCAAGCTTTTCATGGACAAGCACAGACACCGACCTGTTATTTCTCTCTTCAAAAGACTCCAAATGTGAGTAAAGAGATAAATCTATTCGATTCACAAATGAATAAATATGTTTTATTCAAACCAATCCATTCAATACCACTGTTTGCCGAAAGTATATTTAAAAAATTAGCACCTTTTACAAAAAATAAACAATATTTATTTGTTAAAAAAACAAATATGCCTTTAAAGGGCATCGAATTCTCTCTTAAGCAAACAAAAAAATCACCTTGTCCTAATATAAAAACATGTCGTCTTAATAAAACTGTTCCATATTTGGATATAAACTATTCAAATAGAGATTGTAGATTTGCTAATATACCAAAATTAGTATTAGCACATAAAATGTATGGATTTCCCTTTCATGATAAAGAAGGAAAATACGGAATATCCAATCGCGATAACTATGTAATACTGGGGAAAACAGAAAAAAAGTTGAACCAAATCAAAGACTTTCTCTCTACAAAAACCGCATTGTATTTGTTTGAAGGAACACGTTATAGAATGAAGTATTTGGAAAAGTATGTATTTGAGTTGATACCAGATATATCAAATTTAAATGATTTTCCAGAACAGATTACTGATGAATCTATAGCTGATTACTTTAAATTTAATAAAGAAGAGAGATTAAAAATCAGTTTATTTCAAAAAAAAGCGTATAGTTTTTTTTAAACTTCGGTGTATTCTTCTGGTATGGTATCAAGGACCTGTTCGTATTTGCCCAGATCAGTCATGGTGATATTTCTCGCACCATATCTAATTAGATCATATTCTCGTTGTATTCTGCTGTCTTGTTCTTCTTTGTGTTCTTTCCATAATGTATAAGCCATCATGAGACAAAAAGATACGCAATATATACTGTATAAAATACCTAGTATATAAAAAAATGTTTGAAACATAATATGTTTAAACAAATTCTTTATAAATAACTTTGTTTAAGTTTATTACAGCAACAGCTAAGGTAAGTAAATATACTTTGACTCGTCAAGCGATACAATTGCTTTATGGATATATTGAACTGTTTTCACGGTGCACATGACCAACAAGTAAATTCCCAATGAATAAATAATGTAGGCATTGATGTAGTGTGGTTCGAAAGACATGTTTATGGATTTGTAATTGAAATAAATATATTAAATAATTATTACTTCAATTTATTTTCTTCGTCTTCTGCGACGGGTTTTTCTTTTCCCACCCTTTTTCGACTCTACCATTTTGCTATGTTCCATGGCTTTATGGGATGCCTTTTTATATTTTTCGATGTCTTTTCTTTGTTTGGATTTCAACAAAGCTTTTTTTATAGGTTTATTCAACGGTCCGCCAAAATATTTTTGTTTTGCTAAATATAATTTTTTTGCTAACGGACCCATTGTATTGAGTGATTGGACGGCTTTCATTTCTTCTCCAGAAGAATATGTTCGATTACCGGCTCTTCTGCTTCTTTTTCGGATCTTTTTTCTAGAACGACGTCGGCGGCGACGTTTGGTTTTTCTGCGCGTTTTTCTGCGCGTTTTTTTACTTCCTCCCTTGCCCTTTGCAAATCTTCCTCTGGGTCCCTTAAAATCTCTCATTTCGTCTAAATCCGAATCGCCGGATGAACTAGATAGATCGAACTTGGAGGAGTCTGAACTCTCTCCCATGACTCCTTCCGCACTCATCATTTTTGCCGCTTCCATTTGTTGTTTTTGTAATGCGGATTTCATTGTACTGCGCGGTCTAGAATCTTTACCACAAGTAACTCTTAATTCTTCACCCATTTTCATTTTAATTTTTCTAGTAGTCATTATATATATAATATATCCTAAAATAAATTGAAATCAAAGATAAGAGAGAAATTCTCTATAAATAAAAATGCGTATTAATGAACCATATCTAATTGGGACAACTAGATTTAATGATGATACATATAAAGAAAATTTAAACTGGAGGGATAAACACAACCACGCTGGTTGTGTTTATGCCGTGAATAAGAAAATAGCTGACTCAATTACGCCAAATATACTAATATATGTATTAGAGATGAATAATTCTAAAAATAAAATTATGGGAATTGGTTTGATTAGAAATAACTACGATAAAAGACAAAAAATCAGAGTATATAATTCTGACCTAAATTATAATAGATTTGTATACCACAGTAATAAACGCATCGATTGTAAAAATATCAAATATAAAAAAATGTTAAGTGTATTGGAAACAATTGTATTTACAGGCTCAAGGCATCTGAAGAGAGGTCAAGGTATTACATGTATGCCTTGGAAAAGATTTCCAAAGCGTGAAACCAGAAGATGGTTGGATTTATTCTTTCGATTAATATTTCCCTGAAGTTAACGCTATTTATTAATATTTTACACCGATTGTTTCGTAGTCATCTTTAATAATACTAACAGTTTGTGAATAAAGAATACTAATCTTTTTTAATTCGCAGTTTGAATACAATCTAACCTTTTCTATTCTCTCCTTGTTTTTTCTAAAAAGTTCTAATATATTTGTATTGAAAGTGCTTCTTTCATCTCCTGCGCTTTTTATCCCATTATCTAAATTTTGTTGAAGCCATTCATAAATATCTCGGAAACTTTCTATAAATACAACGTTTAAAAGTTCATATATTTCCAAAACAGCCCGTCTTTTATTTTTAATTTTATCTCGTCTAATAAGTTTTTGCTTGAGTTCCTGTTCCGAAATTTCTTTTACTATATATTTAATTCTCAATTCTGTATTATCAGATACGTTTTGACATTGTTCTCTGAGTCTGTTTAGAACCCAGTGTTGAAAATGCATAGCTCCACGATACATCATTTGCAAAACAGTGATATCGACATGTTGTTCTTTTGGGATATTTGGGTATATTTCACGTGAAACTTTTTGTATGACGGTTCTCATCCCAATCCATCCAGGCATTCCACCACATAATACAGCACCCGGTGTTTGAATTGGAGCTGTTCCGCCGCCATTATTCTGCCAGTGGTAAAAGTGTGGATTATGAATAACACCATTGACGCGTAGACCTGTTTTCCAACTGAAAGCAATATGACATTGCGTGCACCACATTTGGTCACAACCTTCTATTTTATAAATCGCCGAAGCACAAGAAGGACACGGTTTAGTTTCTTTTTTCAATAACTGCGCCGAAGCAAGCGTATTTGGGTCACATTCATGCGGTTCATCTTTATGAATTCCTTTTACTTCAAAACATTTAGAGCAAGCCCAATGATTACACACGCCACATTTCCATGCTGTAGAAAGAAATCCCAAACAATCGCCATTGGGACATGCTCTTTTAAATTCACGTCTATCGCTTTTGCATTCGCCCTTTGAATAATTAGTAATATTTTCATTTAATATATAGTGTTGATTTTGCAATTGTCTGATAGTAGTTTTCATATCAGTAATTTGTTGTTTTAAAACCACCCTATCATTTTTAAGCTGTTCCACCTTTTTATAATTTTCAACAGCAGGTATTGTTTCTGGAACACGACTTTTTTCATGTTCGAATAAAAGCTGAGTCCTATGAGTTTTATAATCACCGTTTATAAATGATTTTAAAGTTGCTGTTGTGAGGAAATCTAGCTCCCAGCGATTTTTACAGCTAAAACAATGAGGATGTTCTGTAGAAGTCAACAGATAAGTTCTAACACAGTGTCTACAAGTTTTAATATTACATGCGGGGCATTCGATTTTTGCTCTTACCGACTTAGTAAAATCTTCGTAACATATTACACAATTGGATGTTTCTTGATTAACTATTGTAGCCATTCTGATTATTAGTAATTGTAATACTTAATCTTTTTTAATAATCAATTTTTTTACATCAAAAAAAGCACCAAAAAAACAGAACCAAAATATTAATATAAGAAAAAAGTTATTAAATTAATTTGATATTTATATATAGATGAGTGAATCACCAAATCTAAATATAAATAATTACTCGATAGAAGAATTACTTAATATATTAGATATAAATTATCCCATAAATGAAGAACAGCTTTTAGAGCATGGGAAAGAATATATTGAAAAATATATTGCTGAAAATCAACCTGAATTTGCTGCATTTTTTGCGAAAGCCTTGGAAAAGTTAATTAATAGTTTTGAAGAAATAGAGGCTATTTTAGACCCTCCAAAAATTACAGAGGACCAATATGCTGAAAATATTTTACAAAATCAGTATTATGACGATGGTAGCGAAGTCCAACAAAAAGCTAGTAAAATTCCCAATAGAAGTAATAATGTATCGGTTATAAACGACCAACATTCGATACAATCACAAGGTAGAATATATCCCATCAACGATACACGTGTTGTTCCTTTAGCACAAGGTAGATTAAATCCAATACTAAAAAATACTTATACAAGTTTACTGAACATTGATAGTCATTATAGAGAGATAATAACCAATTCAAATTCCACATCCTGTGACTTTAATTCAACTTCCACTGCTATAACAATATTGGATACTAGTACGGATTTTACTTTTAATTTAACGGAAGATATTCCCGAAGTAGTATCAATGACTGTTGGTTCATTGGAACTTCCTATGAACGCATATTATCCCATATCGGATAAATACGGAACAAACTTTTTTAAAATAGAAAAAGACGGGGAATCATGTTGTCTTACATTGCCTGCTGGTTTTTATCCCAATGTGGCTCCGACATCGGATACGTCAAATGGAATATGGAATTATCAAAGCTATGAATCAGATAATATACCAAATGATTTACGTGGGTGGAATTTACAATCTATAATAAATTATAACATATCTCAATGTACTTTTGGGGATATGAATTTATTTGGTATTAATTTGAAACCAATGTTTTATAATTTAACAATTCCAAATAGAATAAGAGTTAATTTAAAACCACAGTTCGCTTTCAAACAAGGTTACGAAGCGAGAATAGAAAATATACATACAATGAAAATAAGTAATGATGTTACCATCAAAATAAATCCACAGATTATTATACCAAATCGTCAATTTGTAATTTTAGAATTTCCCGATCTAACTTATGTAAATTTAAAAACCGATCAAGATTTATCGGGTGCCGAATTGAGTGGTTTTTATATACAGGATTCATCGGGAGCCAGTGTTGGCGCGCAGGCATATTTGGGCAATGCGACAGACCCTTCTGATTGTTTATTAGCCGAAACAATAAAAACAATTGATGCGTCTGGTGGATATTGGGGACAAAAACAACCTGTAACAAGAAGAATAAAATTAAAAGATGTTTCGGGTGTTATATTTGATAACACCGCGAACAACATTGGACTAAAAATCCCAATT